CAGCTGTTAAATCAATAGCATCAGTTCCTCCCCCTGTATCTCCTATTGCATTATGTACCTCTCCATAATCCTTTAAAATAGGTTTTAAAAGAACATGATCAGACATATCAACAAGAGCAGCATCATCAATCCTCATAACTTCAGTGCCATCATACTGTTGGAAAATAATATCTTTAGCATCAACCATTGGTTTAAGCACTGTATCACTAGAACTATTACTAATATCAAATATTGAAGTTCCACCAGATTTAAATGTTATATTATTACCTGCAGCATCTAGTACAATGTCTCCTGCAGAATCTAGTGTTATAGTAGTAGCATCAACTTCAAATGTACCATCTGCTGTTATCTGTATATTAGCAGCAGCTGCAGCAGTATCTGTTGTTTCTAAAGTTAAAGCTCCATTGGTTGCAACAGTAAATACAGCAGTATCATCTGTTGAGCCTGTCATGGTTATAACTTTACCATTTATAGCAACATCATCTACAGTTAATGCTGTTAGTGTACCTAAACTTGTAACATTTCCTTGTGCAGCAGTAGCTAGTGTACCAGCTATTGTACCACCAGAAACATTGATACCAGCACTGAATACTGGTATTTGATTCATGGTTACTACACCAGTAGAGGAAATAGCTATAGAATCAGCATCAGAAGCTGAACCTATAGTACCTGCATCAGCAATTGTAATTCCAGCATTGAATATAGCTTTACCAGCTTCACTTCCATCCAAAGTAAGCATTGTAATATCAGAGGTAGCATCTGTTCCTTTAAATATAATATCACTATCGTTAGCTGTTGCATCTATTGTAATATTACCAGAAGTTGTAGAAAGAGTAACTGCAGCATCACCAGCAGAGAGATCATCAGCTGCAAGACTAGATACTGATTGAGCACCCCAAGATATATCTGTTCCATCAGATTTTAATACTTGACCATTTGAGCCTACAGTAAGAGCAGCAGGATCACCACTTGAATCACCATATATAATTTTACCTCTTGCAAGACCAGCCATTTTAGCAAGGGATATAGCATTGTTAGCAATTGTTAAAGCACCATTTGTTGCTACAGTAGCATCACCAGAAATTACAACAGGATTAAAATTTGTTCCATCAGCAATTAAAGCAGCACCACTTGAATTAGTGTTCATAGTAATATCATCACCGGTAACTGTTAGGTCTCCTCCTACAGTAACATTACCTGTTGTTGTAACAGAATCTATAAAAGCATCTTTCCAATATGTTCCAGAAGCTCCTAAATCAACATCACTGTCTGCTTGAGGTGTAAAAGCATTGTCAACTAACTTTACCTGGTGAACATTATTAGCATAAAAATGTATTTCATCTGCTGTCTCAAAATCTATTTTAGTTTCATCATCTTCACCAATCTTTATATCTGTAGCCAATAAAGAAGTAATACCTGTTTGGGCCGCATCTACATTTAAAGTATTTGTAGATAAACTAATACCAGTTCCTGCCGTTAAAGCAGTTTTAGATACTGATATTGCCGCTCCTGACGCTACACTTGCATCTACAACTGCATTTGATGCCAACTGATCTGCACCTACTGCATCATCGGCTATCATAGCTTGTTCTACTGCATCATTGGCTATTGTTACTGCACCACCATTTGTCATGGTTACATCACCCGATAATGCAGCGACAGTAAAGCCAGTTCCGTCACCTATTAATATTTGTGTGTCTGCGACTGCCTTTGCAGAAACAGCACCAGAGCTATTAGCATCTCTTACTAATACTGTGTTGGCAGCTTGATCAGCTATTTCTGCTAATGCAACACCACCATCTTTAATTGTTACTGCACCACTTGATACAGCAAAATTATCTGAACTAAATGAAGCCACACCTTTATTGGAAGTTGTAGCATCTTCTCCTGCTATCGTAACTGTATTAGAAGTTGCTGAAGTATCTATGCCTTCACCACCTGCTATTGTTAAAGTTTCGCTATCTAAATCAATGGCGATTGTTCCACTATCTGTAGTAACATCTAAATCTTCGGCAGTTAGTTGAGTGTCAACATAAGCCTTTACAGATTGCTGTGATGGTATACCTGTTGCACTGTCTGAAGCCATATTATCTTCATCAAGAAAACTTTTACCGTCTAATATGTTTAATTCAGCAGCCGTTGAACTAACAGCAGTGCTTCCTAAAACCAACTGACCATCTGGAACAACTATTCTTGCCGCACCATTTAAAATTAAATCATCTACAGATGTATCCCATGTCATGTTTGCTGATGCAGTATCACCATAAAGAATTACATCATAACCTTGATCGTTAGCACCAACAGTTATAGTATTGTCAATTTGCACAGCACCATCTATGTCAACTGCATCTAGGTTTGTTGTGCCATCTACATCAAGATCGCCAGCAATATCTAAATTACCACTTGCATTAAGAAAAGTTGCTTTTTCGGCAGGTTGGGTACAGAAAACTGTTTTAGCACCAGTTCCCCAATTTACAGCACTATCACTATTGCTTGATTGTAGAATTGTAGTTCTAGCTAAAGTTGTTCCAGAAGAAGTATAAGTCCCAACACCTATTTCAAAATCTACTCCATCTGTGCAACAGTAATAAGTTGTATTTCCATCACCTACGGATGAAAAAGACTCAAAACCAGTTTCTGCTCCAGATAAAGTATAAGTACCTGTACCCGTTGTAGCTGTTGTTTCTTTGACTCTATCTTTTAATGCTAACGCCATTTATTATGTCCTTGGTCTTGAAGGTAAACCTACTCTATACCCATCTGTGTTTTCTCTTGCTTCACCTAAGTCTTTAACTCTTTCTAAATACTGCATATATAAACCATTATAGTTTTGTATTACATCTGGTTCACCTTTCATAAAAGTATAAGCTTCTACAATAGATCCATACAGTAAAGCAAAAGGAGCGTTTGTACTAAGCCATGTTGTCCCACTGTCTGCACCAGCGGTTAAACTTGCTGGTCTGTAGAAATAATGTAATTCAACTGTGTAATTACTGTTTGGTGTTGGTGCTAATATAAAATGATCTTCACTAAACCTAGCATAGTATTTTGGAAGTCCCGTTGTACTAGCAGCGGGTGTATACTCTCTAAGAAAGTTAACATCTTTTTGAAGTAAAAACCCTTCCGATCCAGAAGTTGTTATTTGAAAAGAAAAAGAAGCAAGATAATCTGACGGGACATTAACATATTGATCAGAAGAAGTTAATGTGCTTGTTACATTTTTTCTAAAATAATCTAAATCTACAGATTTTAAAATTTTTTCTTCAGAAGCTTTTATAAAATCTGGTAAATGTGTAACAAAAGTTGACTCACTATTATCTGTGTAATCTTGTATTGCTGTTTTTAATGTGGCTAATGTAAAACTCATTTATGTTCCTAATGTTGCAGGTCCAGCAGTAGCACTTCCACCACCACCTCTTGTGTTTCCTATTGTAGCAGTTCCACTACTTGCCGTAAATGTGTATGTATCATCATCAACTTTTGTAATAGAATAGCCAGAAGCACCGTTTAAAACTGTAGCCGTAAAACCATCAAATCCTAAAGCATCTCTAAAACGAACAGTATCGCTTGATGAACGACCATGTGATTTTTCAATAACTGTAATTGTGTTACTACTTGCTGAACCAGATGTAAAAGGATTTAAACCAAGTAAATTTTCAACAACAACTTCTGTTCTTGAGTCTGTTCTTGGTTCATATAATGCTGTAGGATCTGGACCAGGACGTATAGGTTCTAATTGTGGATGTTTTGACTCATATTCATCTGGACCAACTTTTAATCCATTCCATTCTTTTCTCATTTCTCTTAAACGATAACGAAAACCAGACCGATCTGAATATCCCCATGCTTTTTTACCACTTGCGTATCTAGCCATTTTATCTACTCAAATAAGAAATACTAGGTGTTAATTTAAGAGGTGTGCTATTTGAATCCTCTGCTGCGGCTCTTTGAAATTCCTCTTCATACAAAGTTTTTAACATTTGCACTCTTTCTGGTGCTCTCTTAATTGCAATGTAATAAGCAAGTCCTGCTACCATACAAGGTAAAAATCTAAATGGTGCATCAGTTGTATTAACCAAAGCATCTGCATCTTGTATTCGTCTTACATAATAATAAACTAAAGTATAAGAAGCATCTGGAGTTGCCCATAAAGTTATAGTTGGTGTTACTTGTCTATCAAAAAAATATTGACTTGGTTGACCAGTTGTTCCTTTGTTTGGAATTGTTAAATATTCACTTCTGCTCATTTGAGTTAAAGTAAAATCTACACTATTACTATTTCGTAAAACAACTTCCAATAAATCTACATAATCACTTGCTAAACTATATGTAGCTGTGCCAGAAGTCACGGACACTGTTGCTTGGTTCACGGTCCACATATTTAGTCCTCTGTTTGCCCAATCAGCAAACATAAGATTTAAAGATCTTCTAGCTGTTTTAGCATCGTAACCTGTTCTCATCTCCAAGCCACATCTCTCATAAGCTTCTTCTATAATCTCTGCTACATCTAAATCAAAATCTCTTGAACTTGAAGTTGCCATTATGTTTTCCTTTTAACTGCTTTAACTCTTTTTGGTTTACCTGCTGGTTGTCCTAATCTTCCTTTTTGAGCGATTCTGCTTCTTTTTTCTGAGGCAGACATTTCCGAAGAAGTCTTCGGAGTTTTTTTACTAATTCTTTTACTCGGTCTACAATAAGGCGTACCACGCTTTTCACCTTTTCTACGACCACATGCTTTACCTGTCCTAACATCTTTCCAGTCCTCCTTGAACCATCTTTTTAACGCTAACCCTTTTTTTGTTTTTCTTACTGCCATTACGAAATCTTTGTAACTTTTCGTCTTTCATTTAAAACTTGACCGCAACCTCTCGCAATTTTTGGATTATTTGTTTTTCTTTTTCTAAAAGCTTTTCCGTTTGAAGCTTTAATTACACCTTGTTTATCTTTAACATTCTTAATGGCTTCCATAAGTCCACCATCTTTTTTCTTTTTACTTTTGTTGCCGTAGTTTGCGGCCCCAACTTTTCTACATTTAGCAATAGCTCCACTTGCATACGCTGAAGGGAAAACTTTATACCTTGCTTTTACTTTATGATAACATGCGTCTTTTGGCATTATCTTTTCCTTTCTTTCCAACAACTACAATTATACACATTTTTTCCACATTTTAAACAGTATTTAATTGGTTTACCTTTTACCACTTCTCCTTTTTTTAGAGGCACAATATGCTTTCTCAGAAAATCCACGAGGTCTGGCACAATTGATTTTGCTCTTCCTCTTAGCATTCCATTTCCTTTTACCTGGTGCTTTTGTTATTTGTTTTGAAATTGAACTCCGCGAGATTGCCATTTTGTGTTTTCCTTTTAATAAAATCTACCCATAAGGTATGAATCATTTTATGATTTTCTGTAACTTTAACTTCAGTTATTGCAGTCCTTTTATCTACTTCAATGAGAGTGGATACAATCCAAGCGATAGAACCCGCTACAAGGATCACAGAAAGACCAGTGGTTAATTCTTTACTTTTTACCATTTCCGTTATTTTTCTTTTTTACTTTAGGTTTAGAAAAACTTTTTGGATATACTTTTTTAATTGCTTTATCCAAATAAGCAGATCTTTCTTTTTGACTTAAATTACTTAACATAACATTAAATAATCGTTTCTTTTGATTATCTGTCATGGTTTTAGGTTTGGGTCTAGGAGTTGGTAATTTTTTTATCATTTAACACTTCCACCTTCTTCTTGCTTGTCTTATTCTACTGTTTGGGTTTTTGGCGGCTTTAGGAAATTTTTTCATTTGTCCTGCTGAACGAGCACAATAAGACTTACGCCTATTAGCTGCCTTACTTCCTTTTTTAACTTTACCAGTAACCGCAGTTTTTAGTTTACTTCCAGGGTTTTCTCTTCTGTAACGAGCCACTCCAGCTTTAGTCATACCCGCTCCACTCTTAGTAGAACGAAAATATTTTTTAGTCTTCGGTGGCTGTTTATCTTTTTTCCTAGCCATGTTACTTCCTATGCAAAGAAGAAAGTCATCATATCAACAGTGCCAACAGTATATTTAATAGTTAAACCATCTTCAAACAAAACACCATTTTGAGGGATTGTTCTATCTATAGTAGTGTTATCTGTTCCAATTGTTCTTGATTTAAACAAAACTGTTCCTGATTCTGGAGTTCCATTTATAAACTCAACAGTTCCAGCTGATCCACCAGATACAATTGAAAATCCTTTTAAACGAACTCTAACACCACCACCCACAGATTGTGCCGCGGAAGTAGTAGCTCCAACTTTTAAATTAGCTGCAAATTGAGCAGAACTTGTTACAGAGGTTATAGTCTTAAAGTATTTTGACCCCGCAACGGCTTCGGCTGAACTAGTTGATGTAATAACTTCTGTTAAAGCATTACCAAAAACATCAGTGCCAACTATAGTATTTGTTTTTGCATTATCACCAGTGCCAGTTGTTGTGACATTTAAAATTCTAGCACCACCAGATGCAAAAGAAGCGTTTGCTATAGTAGCCGCAGTGTCTGGTCTAGCTGCGGTAACAATAAAATCATCATCTGCTGCAACTTCATCACTTATAAAAACAGGTTTTACATCTGAAATTGTCCCTGCCATAATTAGTCTCCTTATAAAAGTTGGGGGAAATTAATCCCCCTTATTAATTTTATTCGTACATAGCTCTGCTTATTGCAGTATAATGCACATTTACTGCTTCGGCTGCTGCCGCTCCAGCTTCAATTCCAATATAAGGAATAAAATCAACATCGTCAGTTAAGGCTGCTGTTTTTGTAGTTCCTGTTGTAACTGCTGTTCCACCAGTTGAACCAGAAGTAGAAGTTACATTATATTGTTGTCCATTAACAAATATAGATGCTTTCCTGTCGCTATCAATTTCAATTTTAAAATGATATGGAGTGTTAGCCGCTACTGTTATTGGTAATTGACTAATATAGTCTGTTCCACCAATACTATGAACAAAGTGCCACTTAGCAAAATCAGTAAATGCTTCAGAGTTTGTTGCATCTGTTTGATATTTAAAAAATGCTTGGTTAGCATCAGTTGCTACTAATTGGTCATTCGTTAACTTTAATCCTGCCCATACTTTTTGGTTATCAAGTGCAGGTAACATAATAGAACACTCCCAATGTGTAGAGTTTTCTGTTCCCCATAATGTACCTGCCCAAGCTGTTGCCGCAGTATCTAAGTGTGGCGTTAAAATTGCTTGGTCTTGATCTGCACCTGCTGTTGTTGCTAAAACTCCTGCTGAAGTTGTAGCAAATGTACATAATGCAGTAGTCATGTTAGTTCCAAGTGCTTCCCAGTTTCTGTTTAAAGCACGTTGTACTTCAGTTGTAGACACTTGGTCAATGTCTGCATTGATACCTGGTCTTTGTAAAAAATACTCTTCTAAGTAGTATCTACGAGTATCTTTGATACCACCTACTTTAGTTCTGTCTTGAATTAAGCCAGTAGTTGTATCTTTACTTACTAACTTAAAATTGTTTTCGGAACGGACTGCTCCTGAAAAAGTTGTATTAGCCATGTCAATCTCCTTGTCTTGGCAAATGTCAGTTACACCATGTAACTGTCAAGGTTTATTCTATTATACATAAAAAAGGGCAGAATGAAACTGCCCTTTTAAATATAAGTTTATTTAAAAAACTTACGCTGCACCTGGTGAACCAAACACGGCACGAGGATCAGAGAAACCAAAAGAATATCTTTCTCTTGCTTTATATCTCATGTTCCCAGTGTCAAAATCTGGATCCATTGCGGTTGATAGTGACATTCTTTCAAAATGCTTTAAACCATTCGGTGCATCTGACTTAATGAAGAAAGCGTCAGTGTCAGTTAGATAATCGTTAATGGTGTATCCACCAGGAAGCATACCTGTGCTCTTGATAGCATTAACATCATTATCTGCTGTTCCAACTCTTAAATTAGAAGCCATTAATCTTTCTGCTACGAATTGTAGTTGTCTAGGAATAATTAGTTTCATTCCTCTAAGAGCAATGATTAGTCCTCTTTCATCTACAAAACCAGCAATCTTGATCAACGCATCTTCTAAAGATGTTTCATTAAGATCAGCTGCAGTTGAAGGTTCATTTGCGAAAGTTCCACCATTTGTCAATGGGTGATCAGTTGCACAAAGTGCGACCCCATCACCACCAGCAGATGCTCCAGCAGTAAACGCATTGTTTAATACATTAGCTGCTTTCACTTGCTTTGTGTGTGCCATTGATCTTGCAAGTGCTCTCGTATAACGACCAGATAGCTTGTCGTAAAGGTTATCCTCTACAGCTTCTTCTGTTATTGAAAACGCCATTGCAACTGTCTCATGGTTATACCTTGCAGTATAAGCTTCGTTTGCATCGTCAAATGCTACTGCATTTCCCTCAGCTTTTGTGGGTGCAGCACCAAATCCACTCAACATTACTTCTTCTTCAAACGCTCTGTCTGATGACTCGGTGTCAAAGATTTCGGCATGTTGACCTTCATACCTATTATACTCCATACCAAAGAGGGCATTCAAGCCTGGCTCTAGTTCTTTGGCGAGTTGTGCTCTAGAAATTGCCATAATTAAGCCTCCTTATGATATAGCAGCATCAGCATCACCACTTGAAGAGGCGAATACATGATTGTTAATTTTAACGATATAGGAGATACCAGCGGCAGAATGGTCTGCATTAGACACATCATCATGAATCCCTACAATCATTAATGGATTTGAAGGATCTGATGCTTCCGCAGTAGATATATCTATTGTCGCACTAGAAATTCCAGTAGTAGTGCTTCCACTAGTTCCTGTACCTAATTGTGCTGTTTTAAAAATATCTGCTTTTGCTGTAGCTCTGTCTGTATTTGTGCCATCCGAAGCAACGATAAATCTTTGAAACGGATTGTCATAAATAAAACATTTTATATCATGATCTGTATTGGCGGTTCCTGAACCTGCCCAATAGTTCTTAAAAGTTAGTTTACCAGTCGTAGCGTCAACATATTCGCATCCAGCAAACACACCTAGGAGTTGTTTACCATCTCCATCGGCACTTGTTATGATTGCTGCAGTTCCACCCGTCAACTCAACTTCAACTGGGGAACCTTGATACATCGCTGAAGCGTCACTCTTGATAAAATATTGGTTAGTAGCACCAGAAAGAGTGTTTCCAATGGTACTAACTGGCTTTAATCCAAAACTTGAATTTGCATTTGCCATATTTTAGCTCCTTATTAAATTACTCAGAACTGGGTTTAGACCCCTTTCCGAAGGTTACACGACTTTGCCTATCGTTATGAATAGGCATTGAGGGATGTTGTTCCCTCATCAAGTTTTCATCCACGGCTTTCATTTGGTTGCGGGTCTGGTCCCGGAAATATTCAGTTCTCTCTTCTACCGTTTCTTTAGGTATTCGTGCTAACATTAAACCGCCAACACCAATAATTCCTTTGTCTTTGCCCTCTTCTATTACTGGATACTTAGCATGAGCATCTTCATATTCATCTGCTCTTACTGGTTCCCAACCCTCTCTCATCTTGGCATAAACATTTGTTTTATCGTCCTCACCTCTTATGTGAGTTCTAATCCAACGATGTTCATACCCCTCTGGAGGTTTTGGTGCATCCAACTTTGTTGGAGGGGCCCAAGGTTTTCTTCTTGAGCTATTTGCACGAGATTCATTCTCTCGTGAAGTTCTTTTTGCTTTTTTAGTATCAGTCATATCTTACTCCTTCACATACTTAGCATATTCTTCAAGCGGAAC